AGGACCGGTCCCGCAGTCGTAAACTCAATTAGTTACAGGTGATTTTATGGGAATGCGCGGGCCGGGCGCCGCTCGGCTGCGTTTGGCGCGCGAGGCTGGCGACGGGAAGAAGCGTCAGTTTCCGTGGCTGAAGAAAAATCTAAGCCGGGCCGAGCGCGTCATCGCATTTCTGGAATTCCTGCCGATCACCAAGGGGCCGCTCGCTGGGAAGCGGATGAAGCTGCTTCCCGACCAGTTGACGTTCGTTCGGGCGCTCTATGCGACCGATCGGAAGGGGATGCGGAAGGTTCGCATTGGGGTGAAATCCGAGCCGAAGGGGAACGGAAAGACCGGCCTGGTGGCGGGGTTGTGCCTGTGTCACCTGCTCGGGCCAGAAGCCGAGCCGCGCGGCGAGATTTACTCGGCGGCGATCGACCGCCAACAGGCGGCGCTGATCTATTCCGAGATGGAAGCGATCATCTTCCGCGTGCCGGAATTTGCAGAGTGCTGCAACCCGGTGCGCTTTCACAAGCGGATCGAGATCCTGTCGGGGATTGGCGACGGTTCGATATACGAGGCGCTGTCGGCGGACGCGCGGCGGGCACACGGCATTGCGCCGAGCCTGTTTGCCTATGATGAGCTGGCGCAGGCGAAGGATCGCGTGCTGCTGGATAACCTGATCAACGGTCTCGGCAAGCGCAAGGAGGCGCTCGGCATTGTCATCTCGACGCAGGCGCCGGATGACGACCATCCGCTGTCGCAATTGATTGACGACGGGCTGACGGGCGCCGATCCGTCGATATACGTGCAGCTCACCACGGCGCCAGAGGATGCTGACCCGTTCGCCGAGGCGACATGGTTGGCATGCAACCCGGCGCTCGGGAAATTCCTGTCGCTGCAGGAAATGCGCGAGGCGGCGGAGAGGGCGCGGCGTATACCGGCGTTCGAGCCGGCGTTCAGGAATTTGCGGCTCAATCAGCGGATTGATGCGAGCGAGGAGCGACGGCTGATCCCGCGGCGCGAGTGGGAATTGTGCGAGGGGCCGGTGGATCGTGACGAGCTCCTGGGGCGCAGTTGCTATGCGGGGCTGGATCTTTCCGGCAAGCAGGATCTGACTAGCCTTACGCTGGTATTTCCTGACGACGAGGCGGAGACTGGTTACGACATTCTGCCGTTCTTCTGGACGCCTGAAGGGGCAATGCCGGCGCGGCGCCTGCGCGAGCAGGACTTTCTCAAGCGGGCGATTGCCGACGGCTTCGTGACGGCGGTTCCGGGGCCGACGATCCGCTATCGCTACATGGCACAGCAGATCGGCGAGCTGCGCCGCCTTTACGACATCCGGGCGATCGCCTTCGATCCCTGGCGCATCGATGATTTCAAGCAGGACATGACAGACGAGGGGATCGACGACCTGCCGCTAGAGCCGTTCATCCAGGGCTGGAAGAGCTTTGGGCCGGCAATCGAGTATTTCGCCGAGCTGGCCACGACGGCGCGGCTGCGCTCGGCGGCCAACCCGGTGCTGCGCGCCTGCGTCACCAACGCGATCACCATCATGGACGCGGCCGGCAATCTGAAGATCGACAAGGACACGTCGAACAGCGCGTCGATGGTGCGTATCGACGGCGCGGTGACGCTGGTGATGGCGCTCGGGCTCGCCAAGCGCTTCGTCGCAGCGGCGCCGCTCGACATTCTCGCCATGGTCGCCTGAAGGAGAACTCCGCATGCCACTGCAAGTGATCAACGGGCCGGTGATCGCGGCCGGCGAAAGCCTGTCGGACGGCATCGACCTGGCCGGTGGCCAGCTGGTGCGCATCACCGCGCCGAACGACTGGAGCGGCGAGAATATCAGCTTCCAGATTTCATCGGACGGCAACGGCTACAACGACCTCTACACCGCCGACGGCGACGAGGTGCTTATCGAGTGCGGCGCCGGCCGGGCGATCGTTGTCGACTGGCCGAAATGGTCGAGGGCGGTGGCCTTCCTGAAAATCCGCAGCGGCTCCGGCGCGGCGGAAACGGTGCAGGAAGAGCGACAGGAATTTGCCGTCGCGGTGTGGACTGACGCCTGACCCCTGGAGGGGATTTACCAACAATGCTGTATCACCGAACGACGGTCACGCCCGGCGATGGCCTGGACTTTGTCATCTCCGACGGCTCGCTGGATATGCATGGCACCCGCATCAACCCGCAGGGCTGGCAATTCCGCAACCATGTCCCGGCACTGTTCAGCCACGACGCTAAATTTCCGATTGGCGTCTGGGAAAACCTGAAGATGGAGAAGGATCGCGTCGTCGGCAGCCTGAAGCTCGCCAAGGACGGGACCAGCGCACGCCATGACGAGGTATTGAGCCTGGTGCGGCAGGGCATCCTGCGTGCTGTGTCGGCAGGCTTCTCGGTTGAGGAGCAGGGCAAGCACGGAAGCGATTACGATTACGAGCGGCAGACGCTCATGGAGGCATCGCTCGTCGCGGTGCCATCGAACGCCAACGCGGTCATGCAGGCGCGCGAGGCAGGAATCTCAGACGACACGCTCAAACTGGTCTTTGGCGAGCAAGCCGAAAAGCCGGTGCGGGCCATGAACGGCGGGCACGCCGCGACATCTCCGACGAAAGCAACTCAAATGGATGGACTTGGACCACAGATCGAGGCGGCGCAGAGTGGCCTCAATGCGGCGCGCGACGCGCTCGCCGTACACCTGGCCGAAGGCGGCGACGACTTCGCCAGGACCGATACGCTGACCGGTACGGTCGAGGCGAGGGAAAGCCAACTGCAATCGCTGCTGAAGGCGGAAAAGGCACTCGGCATGCGCGCCGGCGAGCCGATCGCCGGCGGCGAAAAGAAACTTCCGGCTCCGGCGATCGGCCGGCCGTCACTGACCAGCAAGCGCGACCTGCGGCCGGTGGATGGCGGCGACCTGGTGCTGCGCGCCATCGCCGTCAAATTCCGGTCGTATGTCATGCAGAAGGATCCGATCCAGGTGCTCGAGGAACGCTACGGCGACCACGAGCAGACGCAGATCGTGGTGCGTGCCGCGATCGCCGGGGCGTCGACGACGACCGCCGGCTGGGCGGCGGAGCTGGTGCAGCAGGCGAACGCCGACTTCCTCGCCGGCCTCGACCAGGTCTCGGTGTTTCCTGGCCTGGCGGCAAAGGGCACGCAACTGTCGTTCGGGCCGAACAGCGGCTCGATCAAGGTGCCGAGCCGCGCCTCGACGCCGTCGATTGCCGGCTCGTTCGTCGCCGAGGGCGGGGCAATCCCGGTGCGCCGGGTCGGCCTGACCTCGATCACGCTGACGCCCACCAAAATGGGCGTGCTGTCGGTGTTCAGCCGCGAAATGGCGATGTACAGCAACCCCACGATTGAGGGGCTACTGCGCCGCGAGATCAACCGCGATACCGCGATAACCATCGACAGCTTGCTGACCGACGCCGTGGCGGCGACGGTCGGGCTGCGGCCGGCGGGACTGCGCAACGGCGTCTCGGCGATCACGGCGGCGACCGGTGGCGGCTATGCGGCGATCCTGAAGGATATCCAGGCATTGGCCGCGCCGTTCGACACCGCCAATGCCGGGCGCAACCTGGTGCTGCTGATGGCACCACGCGAGGCGCGCGCGCTGGCCATGTCGCCGGGGCCGGACGGTACGCTCGGCTGGTCAACCGCCTTCATGGGCGAGTTCTCGGTGTTGACCTCCACCGCCATCACCGCCGGCATGCTGATCATGGTTGACGCCGAGGACTTCGTTTCGGTGTCGGGCACGCCGGAATTCCGGGTCAGCGAAGAAACCGTGCTGCATATGGAGGACACGACGCCACTCGCCATCGGCACCGCCGGCTCGCCGGCGACGGTCGCGGCTCCGGCACAGTCGATGTTTCAAACGGCCTCCATCGCGCTGCGCATGCTGCTCGAGGTGAACTGGGCAATGCGGCGCACCGGCATGGTGCAGTGGATGACCGGCGCCAACTGGGCGCTGGCGTAGTCTCCAGCGCGTTGATGCTTTCGGGCGGCGCAATCCCGCGCCGCCTTTTGCATTGAAGGAAAGGCTGATCCAATGGCTGAAACCAAGCCGATCACCAAGGATGACGACAAGCAGGCAATTGGCGTCGACGGGCGCCCGCTGCGCACCGTAGAGCAGACGATCAACGAGCCGCCGCCGGCGCCGACGCCGACACAGGAAGAGCTCGACGCCATGAAGACGGGCGAATACACCGGCGAGGAAGAGCCGCCGCCGCCGGAAGGCGAGACGCAGGAGCAGCGCCGGAAGCGTGAGGAGGACGCGCGCAAGAAGCGCGAGGCCAAGGCAGCATCCGACGCGGCGGGCTACCAGACGCGCAATGCCTAACTGGTTGTCGCGTGTGTTCCGGCCTTCGGCGGTGCGTGCCGCCGAGGGCTCCTGGCGGCCTGGGCCATACCTGCTATCCGACGGCTGGCTGCCGGCCGGCTCGGCCTGGAATTTCTTCCAGCTTGGGCAGGATGTGCGACCCTATGGCGAAGCCTCGGCCATGGTCGAGGCGTGCATCTCGGCCTATGCGCAGACGACCGCCATGTGTCCGGGCGACCATTGGCGCGCGCTCGACAATGGCGGGCGCGAGCGGGTTACCAGTTCCGGATTGAGCCGCGTTCTGCGGCGGCCGAACGATTACCAGACAATCAGCGATTTCCTGTTGAACCTGACGCGCCGGCTGTATTCGCGCGGCGAGGCGTTCGCGCTGGCGCTGCGCAATGACCGCGGCGAGATCGACCAGTTGCACTGGATGCGCGAGGGGCAGGCGCTGGTCGCCGAAGACGGCTCGGTGTTCTATGCGCTCTTCGGCAACGAGGTGATCGAGCGGCGCTTCGATCTGTCCGATCCGATCCCGGCGCGCGACGTGCTGCATGTGCGCCTGCATACGCCGAAGCATCCTTTGAAGGGCGTTTCGCCGATCCTGGCGGCGGCGCTCGACCTCGCCATGAACGGCGCGGCGCTGAACCAGCAGATTGCTTTCTACCTGAACCAGGCGCGCCCGTCCTTTATTCTGGAAACGCCCGAGAAACCGACGGAGGAGCAATCCAAGCAACTGCGGGCGCACTGGAACGCGCAGACGCAGGGCGAAAATGCCGGCGGCACGCCGATCCTGACCTGGGGGCTGAAGGCGCACGAGCTTACAAAGACGGCGAGCGACGGGCAACTCGCCGACATGCTGAAGATGAACGACGCGAACGTCGCGCTTGCGTTCCGGGTGCCTCTCCCTGTGCTCGGAGTTGGCGGCACGACGTTCGCGTCGACCGAGCTCCTGATGCAAAGCTGGATCGCCTCCGGGCTGGGCTTCTGTCTGAACCATATCGAGGAGGCGTTCGGACAGTTATTCAGGCTGCGCGGCTGGCCGGACGAATATCTTGAACTCAATACGGCGGCGCTGCTGCGCTCGGCGCATCGCGAGCGGATCGAGGCGCTGGCGCGTGGTGTCATCAGCGGCATTTTCTCGCCGGACGAGGCGCGGGCGAGCGAAGATTTGCCGGCGGTCGAGGGCGGGCATGGGGCGATGCCGCGCGTGCAACAGCAGGTCGTTCCGCTCTCCTATGGAACGGACATGAAGCCGCCCAAGCCGGCCGACCCGAGCAAGATGCCGCCAGGGCCAGAACCGGACGCGCCGCCTCAACCACAAGACGACAGTGAGGGCGATAATGCGCGGGAATGGCCTGCAACTGGCTTACTCGACCGAATCCACGCGCATGCCGTCAGTGCACGAATACACTGACGCGCTTGAGCGCGCCCTCGGCGTCATTGTCGCGCAATCGCAATCGGATTTGAGGCTCATCAAGGAACGCGCCGAGGCAATCGCTGCGACAGCCAACGCTAGAGTGGCGGAGGCCGAGGCGCGCATCGCCGCGATGGAGCGCAACGTTGCCGATCGGTTGGCGGCGCTAAAGGATGGCGTCGATGGCTTACCCGGCCCCGAAGGCCCGCCAGGCGAGCCCGGGCCGCAAGGCCCGCGCGGTGACGCAGGCGTGCCCGGGGAGCGGGGAGAGGCGGGTCCGGCAGGCATGGATGGCCCGGCGGGGGAACGCGGCCTGGCGGGGCCGCAGGGGCCTGAAGGGAAGCTGCCTCTGGTGCGCGACTGGTCCGATGGCGTGCATTACGAGGGCGCCGTGGTCGTGCATGCAGGAGCTACCTGGCAAGCTGTGCGCGATACCGGGCGCGAGCCTCCGCACGATGACTGGCTCTGCCTGGCGCGCGGTGGCTCTGACGGCAAGGACGGCCGGTCACCGGCGATCCGGAGCACCTGGTCGGAGAGTGAAGCCTATAGCGAGCTCGACGTGGTGGCGCTCGGCGGCGCCTCGTTCATCGCACGGCGTGACAATCCGGGGCCATGTCCCGGCGACGGCTGGCAATTGATCGCGTCACAGGGCAAGCGCGGCAATGCCGGCGAGCGCGGCCCCGCGGCGAAGGGCGAGCGTGGCCTGCCTGGACCTTCCGCGGTGGCCCTGGAGGTCAACGAAGAGGGTTTGTTGACACTGACGAATGCTGACGGGTCGCGCGTTAGCTGCGATCTTTATCCGCTGCTGGTGAGGCTCATCTGATGGCGACGGCAAGCTCTGCAGCAAGAGCGCGGCACGAGCACCGCCGCGATGCGATGGCGGTCGGCCTCGGCGGCGTCAGCGTGCCGGTGGCAGTCGGTGGCGCTGCGCTGCTGACCGGCGAGACGGACGGCTTCGCGACCGATTTCACCTACGCGACGGATGCGAGCCGCGTCGCGGTGAAGGTCAGCAATGTGGTGACGAGTTACGCCCTCAATAGCTTCTACTCCAACGCCGGCACCAGTCCGAAGCAGGTGTGGGATGTGAATGGGGTGCTGGGCTGGTCGCCGCACAACATGTGCCTGCGCTCGCAGGAGTTTAACCAGACCACGCCGTGGACGGCAACGGCTCTGACGGTGACAGCGGATGCGATAGCTGCGCCTGACGGCACGATGACGGCTGACCGTCTCGTCGAAACGGCAACAACCGCCAACCACCAAATCACGCACTCCACTATCGTGACGCAAGTGGGCCAGACCTACACGGTCAGTGTCTATGCCAAGGCCGGCGAGCGCAATTGGTTGTCGATAGTATATACCAACACCACGCCAGCTGATTGGTTTGATCTGGCCACTGGAACCGTCGGCACGTCCGCAAACGGCGGGGTGATGACGGATGCAGGCAATGGCTGGTGGCGCTGTTCAATCACGCTTGTCTCGCCGGGCAACTTCTCTCCATGCTTCCACATCAAGACGGCGAACGGGCAAGTAGGCACCTACGCCGGCAATACCTCGATGGGCCTGTATCTGTGGGGCGCGCAGCTCAATCGAGGCTCCACTCCGCAGCCCTATTTCCCCACCACGACCGCCGCCCGCTTTGGCCTCGCCGTCGACTACGACCCGGTGACGCTTGCGGCGAAGGGGCTGCTGTGCGAGCCGCAGGCGACGAATTTGATCTTGAACAATGCCAGCATGTCTACGCAGAGCGTCACGGTTTCGGCGGTCGCTTACACGCTGAGCTTCTGGGGCACCGGGACGGTCACGCTGTCGGGCGTATCGACGGCGGGGCCACTTGTCGGGACGGGTGCGGGCGACCGGGTGAGCCTCACATTCACACCCACTGCCGGCTCGCTGACGTTGACGGTCTCTGGGACGGTTTCCAATGCGCAGCTTGAGACGGGCAGCGTGGCGTCTTCGATAATCCCGACATTCGCGGCATCGGCAACGCGGGCGCTGGATCGCTACAATCTCGCCTCGGCCTCGATCAATTACGGTGCGACGGCAGGAAGCTGGTGGGCGGACCTCACTGTCGGAACGATGGTTGGTGGTGGCAGGATCATCGTCTACACCACGAGCACTTCTGCGCCTCTCTATGTGGCGAATGGCACCAATTTCGGGCTGGTTGACGCGGCGGCCACTGTCCTGAAGCCGGTGGGCAGTGTGCTGGGGGCGCACAAGATCGCCAGCGCATTCCAGAGCGCGGACAGGGCAGTGACGGCCGACGGACTGGCTGCCGTGACCAATGCCACCGCAGGCGTGGCGCTGCTTAGTCCGGGAGCGACGATCTACGTGGGCGGCGATCCCGGCGGCTCCCTCGCTCATCTGCAGATCCGCAAGCTGACCTACCGGCCGCGCCGCGTGACTAACGCGGATCTGGCGACGGAGACAGCATGATCGATTTCCTCTTTAGGTCGCTGACCCGCAAGGACTTCGAGGCGATGGCGCGCACAGCGCAGTTCATCGACGTTGAGAACAAGCCGCTGCCGGGGATCGACATCGATCCCACGATCGGCACACCGGAATACGAAACAGGCATTCCCATCGTCGACATTCCCTCGCCGGACGACGAGACGCCCGCGGTGATGAAGACCGGTTGGCATTGTAACGTGCGCATCAGCGGTGAGCGCGAGCTGCAGGAGATCGAGGGCCTGCCGCAGACCGATGCCGAGGGCAACACGCTGCCGGCCAGCCAGCGCACGCATTTCGGGATTGCGTTCAGCGACGGCAGCACTGTCGTGGTGGACGGCACGACGGAGGGGGTCAGCTACGCCAACGTGGCGCTGATCGACGAGACGACCGTCGAGTCGCCGCAGAGGGTCTGGCAATAATGGCCGTCAAGACGCGTTCTGAACTCAAGTCTGAAAACGCCGCCGACTTTCCAGACAATTCCGCACGCCTGATTTCGCCCGCAGATTTGCGCGGGCAGATGGATGACATCGTCGATAGCGCGGTATTCCCCGAGGATGGCGCTAGCGGGATACCGGGACCGCCTGGACCAGCCGGTGACGTTCGCTTCGTAACCGATATTGCTGCAATGCGGGCGCTATCGGGACTAGCATCCGGCTCGATCGTCTTCGTCGGTCCGCAGATGGATCAGTTCGTCGTGGTCGATGAGCCGACTTTGGAGCTGGACGGCGGCACGGCGTTTATTCCGAACGAGTATCTGAGCGTGGCCTATGCGGAGGAGGTGCTGCCTTGGAGCCTGTTCTCCGCTCCCAATGGTGGCGATACAGGCACTCCGGGGAACGTCCTCTACGGCCATCCGCTGGCGCATCAGGGAATAGACCTGGAGACCGTGCAGTGCGTCGTCACCGACGCGGGCGAGATCATCACCGGGTGGCAGATACACGGCCACACCATGAGCAAGGATGCGCGCGAATACGTTCGCCCGCAGGCCCCGCACATCGCGACGGGGCCGGGGCTTTTCTACGATTGGGCCGGGTATCTTACGGCGCATGCCAGCATTCGCACTGGCGGGATGCTGTTGCGCTATCGCTACGCCACCAACGGCCTGCGGTTGAAGCGCGTCATCTCTGGGACGGAGTTCCAAGTCGAGTGGTGGCCGATCCAGAGCAACGCGTCTACGCTGGCGGACGACACTAATGCCGTGTGCTGGGCGCTGAACTCGTGCGCCCGCATGGGCGCGAGTGTCCTGCATTTCCCCGCCTACATGATCGGCTACGCCCGCGCCGTCGAGCACCCCGACGGCCTCAAGCTGAAAGGAAAGGGCATCCCACTAGAGTATGACCATCCGGGCATATCTGGGTTGAAGGTGATGCCGGGAGCGGCAAACCAGGCTTACCAAACTTCTTGGTCGAGTGCTCCCGATCCAGCGGCCTTTCCGCCCAGCTCGCCGGCAACGCGCTGGATCAAGTATATGGACGCTCGTGGCTTGCAATTTTGCGTGACGATCTCACGCGCCGCCAACGCCCGGACTACCTGGCTCGAAGACTTCGAGATCAATGGAAACATACTTGAAAACCTGCAGGTCTGGACGAATGGTTCCGAGTATGCGCTGACCAACATTCAAAATACGCTCTATTGGCGGGATACCCCATGGAATACCGGGTATAACACCGGCCCGCATGGCGGGCGTCCCGTGCTGGCCACTGGGGCTATGATTTATCTGCACAACACCAAAATCCACGGCTTCTATTCGTTCTGCCTTAACGGGGATCATTACGTCAATTACCGGTCTACCGGACGTCATGTGGTAGGTAACAGTCTCGGCAATCACTGGCATTATTGGGTTAACGGCGTTTTTGAGAGCATCGAGACGTTTGGCTATGTGTTCGGGGACGGCTTGCGGACACAGAATTTGCAGGTCCAGTTACTAATGGCTCGCCCCTATCGGGCACCGTCGGCGATGCACTTGAACATTGCGAACGTTCCGTATTTTAGCCCGACGGGCCTCTATAGAAATATATTTTCTGCTGTCATGGATAACATTCCTAATTACAGCAGCTCCAAGAGCCCGTGGCCAGAAACAAAGACAAAATGCGTAATCCATTATTTGGATTGTGACATGAGCGGGCTGGACGACATTCCTGCCGGGGAGGGAGCTGAAAATTGGACTGCCATGGTACTGGCTGGTGACCAAAGCAAAATTCTTGCAGGGAAACTCCGGCTCCCGAGGAAGAACTACTATGCAGGTCCGATTTTTGGGGACTCCGTAAATCCGACCTACGGCCCGTGGAGCACCTATACGATACGCAACCTGCAGATTGAATACAAAGCGCGGGTGACCCCACAGTTCTTCTCAAACAGCAGCTTGGGCAATGGCTTTAGCAATGCGGTGTTTGAAAACATCACGATTGAGGGCATGGCTGCGCACGATATACCAGAGAATGTGCCGGGAAATCATTTGCTTGGAAACTATTTCTTTGCCAACCCGACTGTCAGCGGCATCTGGGGTGAGAACAATAACATCAATTTCAATAGCGTGATTGCGGCAAGCCTGGGTGGCGGGTGGATAGACATTACGCCGCCGGATGTCGGCGCTCCGACGTTCCGGGTATGGTTCGACTACAACAGCGCATCTACGCCGCCGGACGGCACGGGCGTGACGCTGATCGAGGTGAATGTGGCGGTGGGCGCATCGGCCGCCACCATTGCTACGGCGTTCACGGCAGCCATTCGCGCCAATAGCGAGGCTCTGGCTCTGTTGACTGCCGGGCCGCACCAGCAGGACACACGCATCGCGGTGGTCGGCTCGTTCACCCGATACGGAAACCCTACGTCGGGACTGCCGACATTCAACGCCTTTAACGCTCTGGGGGTCGTCATAGCGCCGCGCTACCATCGCCGGGACTATGAGCCGAACATAGTGAATTTCACAAACTTCAGGGCACCGCAGGCTGTCGCCTCATACCTTGCCGTGATGAACCCGCCGTCTCCCGGCAAGCAAGTCTATTTCAATTTCAAGGACTGCGTGTTCGGGGCGATAGGGATGACCCACATCGTCTCGACCGGCAATGTCGCTGACCTGACGAATGCGAACTGGGCCACCTCACGCGATCAGATTCACCTGAACTGGGATAATTGCCGGATTGATTTCAAGTCGCCAGAAGGTGGCGCATGGCGCAACTTTGATCCGATGGTCTATTGCTCCACGTTCCGCAATGTGCGGTGCCGAACCGATACGTTGGGGTTATTGCGCAGCGAGCAGTCGGGCCAGTTCACTTGGATTGCGGACGGCGTTGCGAGCAGTTTCGATATCCCAACGCAGTTGTTCTACCTGCCGAAGGTCTATTGGGTGCGCCCGTCAAACGCCGCGTCAGCGGCGTGGTGGCGGGGCAACGATGTCTTCGTGACGCTGGTCAAGAATGCCGGAACAGCGCTCGGCGGCACCGGCTATTACTACCAGTCGCTAGATACGCCGTTTCAAAATGAAGATCGGCGAGCACCGAGGCTGCGGATCAATCTTGGCGCGGTCCCGGCTGCTGCCACAACCTTCGTGGTGCGCTGGGAGGCGGCGGTGTCACCGGCTGGCTCGGAGGGTCTTTTCCAGGAGCTTGTGGGTCGGGCGCGGATTGAAGAGGGCGCAGACGGCCTAAGCGCCACGGGAGACGCGTGATGGTGATGCAGTATTCTGCAGTGGTCGCCAACGCGACACTGGATGCCGTCGAGACGGCCGTCGGGGTCAGTCCGGTCCTGAAAATCTACACAGGCGCTCCGCCGCTTAATGTGTCTACCGCGCGCAGCGGCACGGTGCTGGTGACGATGACGCTGCCGAGTGACTGGATGGCGGCTGCCGCTCTCGGCTCGAAGGCTAAGCTGGGGGCGTGGTCGGACGCGGCGGCGGATGCGACGGGCACCGCGGGCTATTTCACGATCTTCGCCAGCGACGGCATCACGGCGCACATCCAGGGCACCGTGGGGACATCGCAGGCGGATATGATCCTCGACACAACGGCTGTCAACGTGGGCCTGCCGGTCGTGGTGAACACGTTCACTCTCGTGAAGTCCGCCGCGAACTATTCCTAAGGCACGTAGATGCCAGGCGGCGGTTTCGATGCCGGTTTCGATGCCGGCTTTGACATCGGGACAGACCAGCCCGCCATACGACTGCCGACATGGTTCCGCGGCGAAGCGAAGTGCGAGGCCCGTCCGGCCAATGTCATGCGCGAGGCCCGCCCAGCCAATGTCGCATGCGAAGCAAGCGGTTGGATTTCCGCCGGCGGCGGATTGCCGATGCCGCCGCTCGAGGGCGCGCTGCTGTTTGAGAATGCGGACAACATTCAATTGGAGAGCGGCAGCGGTGTATTACTCCTGGGATAGAGGCGTTCGGCATGGAAGGTAAGAAAATATCAGAGTTGCCGCTACGCACGGCCGTCTCCTCTACAGATGAAATCCCCACCGTCGCCTCCGGCATCAACTACCGTATGCCGATGTCGGCAGTGGGGGCATTCAGCCCGCCAGGCCCGACAGGCCCGACAGGCCCGACTGGAGCTACCGGGCCAACCGGGGCGACGGGAACCACTGGCGCACAGGGGCCGGCCGGAGACGCTGGCGCCGCAGGGCCAGCCGGCCCTTCCGGGCCTGCTGGTCCACAGGGTCCGCAGGGTGCTACCGGGCCGATCGGGCTCGTGCCCAAGGGCTCGGTGGCTGACGAGGATGCGCTTAACGACCTGCCCGGGCCGCACACGCTCGGCGATGCCTACACCGTCCAGTCGTTCGACCCTGACCATCTGTTCGTCTGGGGCGGCACTGACTGGAGCGACATGGGCGTGTTCCAGGGCCAGACCGGGCCGACTGGGCCAGCTGGCCCGACAGGCCCGACGGGCCCGACAGGCCCGACGGGCGCTGCCGGCATACAGGGGCCAGCAGGAGCGACGGGGCCAACCGGGGCTACTGGTGCCACCGGCCCGATCGGGCCGGCCGGTCCGGCTGGTCCACAGGGCCCGCAAGGAGATCCCGGCCCTTCCGGCGCTGGCGCTGCCAGCTATGATACTGTCGCAGCAGCGGCGGCGGCGGTTATTCCGGTCGCCATCAAGAGCATTCGGACGGGCGGCTACGCTGTGCTCGGTAGCGGCGGCGCGATCTATAACAGATCGGCCGCGCCAACCGGGGCACTGGTTGGCAACAGAGGGTTCTTCCAGAGCGCGGACACTGGCTGGTGGATGCTCGATATCGAGCAGGGCATCTACGTGACGATGTTCGGCGGCGAGATCAGGACGACTGCCGAGACAGGTGGCCCAACGCCGGGGATTGAAACGCGCAACGACGCAGCGGTAGCACATGCGCAGGTATTCTGCGCCAACGTACAGCCTGGGTATTACGTCCCCCTGCGTTTTCCGGTGGGACGCTTTCGGATCTCCACGACCGTCACGCTCGTCGCGGGGATGAACTGGATCGGTGAGGGTATCACGTCGGGGGCTGATACGGAAAACACGGCGACGATCTTCAACAATGACGCAGACATGTTCACGGTGCCAACACCTGTACCGGCGGACAACCACCTGCGCGATGTTTACTTTACTGGCTTGACGTTCGACGCTTCTACGCAGTCGCTGGATATACTGGTCGGGAGTGGGCATACGAACCGGCTCGACTGGTTCAAGGTCCAGTTCTGCGCGTTCAAGAACGCCTCTCGCGCGATCGTGGTGACCAGTACGGGCGGGATGGTCAAGAACTGCATGTTCCAGAACTGCGTGATCTGCGCGGAACTGAGCGGCTCGGACTTGTTTTTCCAGGACAACTTCGTCGATTCCGGCGCCACGAACAAGAGCACCGGCGGGTCCGTGATCCTGACCTCGTTGGCGTTGTCCACCGTTCGCGGCAACTTCATTACAGGGCGATACAAGATACCGCTGATCATCCGGGGCCTGTGCGAGGGCACCAGGGTTTTCGACAACGAGTTCGACATCAGCGACTATTCCGGCGTGTTCACCGACGGGGGGCGGGGCTTTCTGCTCTATGCGAACACGTTCAATAAGCTGGGCGTGTATGGTGTCGCGGATCTGCACGCCGATCCTGATGCCGCGAGACCTGTCCCCAGTCTGGCGAACATGGCGAATATCATGCAGACGCCAGTGACCGGGGTTTTTCCGGATGCGGAGTTCCGGGCGCATAACTCCCGCAGCTTTTCCATGTGGGACAATGTCTTCATGCACTCCAGCATCACCATGCCGGTGGCCGGTTCGGCTGGCTTCCTGACGAGCCACAAGTTTACAGCAACCAATGCCAGTTCCGGCGATACGGTTAATGGCGTGGCGATGCAAGCTGGCTGGGATGTGTTTGTCGATGACGTGATGTTCAGGAACAGTAAGATACGCACTATCAGTTTTGACGATAACGTCTGCGCGCCACGGCTCAGCGGCCGTAGACCGGCAAATATCCGAGTAGTTACCGGCGGTATCAGCAACGACATAAGGCCGGGCGAGTGCAGTGCCATCAAGGCGGTGCTGACCTCCAATGCCACGATCACGTTATTCAACCTTCCGGGGGATGCCAAGAACGGCGAGATGATACCGATCCACCGTCCCGGCACCGAGGCTTTCGCGCTGACCATTAAGGAGGGGGCGACGACACGGAAAACCATAGCCTCGGGCGTGGCGGGATCGACGATAGCCATCTTCGACGGCGCGAACTGGTTCTGCACTTAAGGGGGAATCAATGGCAGTCGATCCACTTAACGTTCGCGTCACTGACTTCGGCGCTGTCGGCGACAATTCGCATGACGACGGCCCCGCTATCCGCGAGGCGCACGCCTACTGCACCTCGGCGAAGGCCGGTTATTACCTGCCGCTGCATTTTCCCATTGGGCGCTACAGGATCGATAGCGCGGGCGCGATCCCGCTCGTCTCCGGCATGCACTGGACGGGCGAGGGGCACTATGGCGATGAAAAAGAGTATCGCAGCCAGATCCGCTACTCGAAGTCTCACTTCTTCTCGCTCGGTGGCACCAGGGAATTCGCCGCCTTCACCGGCCTGTGCTTTGATGGGCGCAGCCAGCCCTACAGCCTGATCGCAGACGGACAGCTCAACTACTCCACGTTCGACAAGTGCGGTTTCAAGAACTTCAACTACGTCTTCGACACGCCCATGCTGGGCTGCAAGATCATCAATTGTTTCTTCCAGAACAACCTCTGCACCGGGCGTTTCTCCGGCTCCGACAGCATCATCGAGAACAACTACGTCAGCGGCTCCAACTACAATCCCGGCAGCGGCAACAGCATCAGCGCCGATGGCCACACCTTCGCAGTGGAGTTCAGCAGCTTCACCCTCAACCGCTTCAACAAGAATTTCATCACCGGCCGGCCACAGATGATCGCCTTGGTCGAGGGCGACATTGGCGGGACGATCTTCGACGCCAACTGGTTCGACATCGCCGACATGAGCGGGCTCTATGCCAAGGGGGCCAAGGGCGGGGTATTCGTGAACAATACGTTCAACAGGTGCTGCATCGGTCAGGACGATAACGCGAAGGAGAGTTTCGGGACGACCGACGAAGAGTATGACTCCATCGTGCGCCTGGTGGATTGCCACAGCATGGGCTTCTGGAACAACCACTTCGGCTTCGTGCATGGGCTCCCGGCCGGCGACCCGGTGAAGACGTTCCACAATAGCGGCTGCGAGAACATCCAGGTCGCCAACAACATGTTCGAGACGCCGTATGAGCGGCTGGACGTGAAGGACTAGCCAAATGGACGAAAGCCCGAGCCCGGCGTTGCGGCTCGTCACTCCGGCCGCGCCGGTCGTGACGTGGGGTGAGGCGGCTGCGTTCCTGCGCATTGACGGCACAACAGAGCAGACGCTGGTTGAGAGTTTCATCGCTGCGGCTACACAGCACCTCGATGCAAAATACGGCATCCTCGCCGGCACCGCGCTCGGCTTACAGACATGGGAGATGTATCTCGATGCATTCCCCTGCGGGCCGATCAAAATCCCGCTGTCGCCGTTCGTCGATGTGGCGAGCATTACATACTTTGACGGCGAGGGCTTGCAACAGACGATGGATCCGGCGAGCTATGAGATAGACAACAAGAGCTATGACGGCTGGGTCGTGCCGCTCGCTTCATGGCCGGCGACATTGGCAGCCATCAATGTTGTGACTGTGCGGTTTCGCGCCGGGTTCGGGACTATTCCGGCACCGCTCAAGGCCGCGGTCCTTCTCCTGACCGGACATATCTATGAACACCGGGAAGCTGTCTCGGCAAACGCGCTGACGGAAATACCGATCGGTGTCGATCGCCTGGTCGCGCCCTACCGGCGGGTACACGTCTGATGTGCTCGGGTTGTTTCCAGCGCCAGTTCGCTCTCGTCCGATTGAAGCAATCGATCCTGGAGGCCGATGCCGCATCGGCTCGCGAGCAGGCGGCGTTCATTCTACGCTCATCGGCGGAAGATACGCGGGCGGTTCTGAAGAGGACAGCGGATGCCATTACCCGGCGCGGGTGATCTTCACCAGACGGTGCAATGGGCCGAGCCCTTTGGCGCAATGGATAGATACGGCAACGAGCAAACAAGTTGGATTAACAGGTTTGTCGTGCGCGCGCAGATCGCGGCGAAGCTTGGCGGCGAGGATGTGATGGCGGCGCGGTTGCAGGGACGGCAACCCGTGACGATCCGGGTGCGCAATACAGTCGATACGCGCAAGATCACGACGCACTGGCGCGTTACCGATACCAATAGCGGAATTGCCTACAACGTTCGCGCGGTCGCCGATCCGTTCATGGGGCAGCCCGAGCGCGGGCGCTGGATCGAAGTGCTGGCTGAGAGCGGGGTTGCGATCTGATCCATGCCCGATGCCAGTCTCGCCGTGCAGGCGGCAATCATCACGGCGCTGCGTGCTGCGCCGGCAGTGACCGGGCTCGTCTCCAATCGCATTTACGATCGCCCGTCGCCGCAGGCGGTCAAGCCTTACATCTCGCTCGGCCCGGAAGACTGGCAAAACACTGAAGGCGTTGGGCAGCTCTCTCATGCCGGCGCAGTGCAGATTGACGTGTGGTCGACGGTGGCCGGTAGGACCGAAGGCAAGCGCATTGCCAACGCCGTGCAGGATGCGCTGCATACGAAGAACCTGCCCCTAGAGGCCTATAGTCTCGTCCTGCTGGTGCATCGGGTGACACGCTACTTCACCGAGGCGGACGGCCTCACGACGCACGCGGCGATGGACTTTCGCGCGCTAACTCAGGAAATGTAGAGGAGCAATCAAAATGCCTGATATCGTAATCACGCCCACCAGCGTTGTTGCCGGAGCGGATGCATCGATTGATTTCGGGGTGGCTGGTGCGACCATCACCGCCGGTCAGGTGGTCTACCTGGAGACTGCCACGAACAAGCTCAAGCTCGCAGACAACAACTCAACCGACATCGAAGTCAGGACTGTGCGCGGAATTGCCTTGAACGGGGCAGCCAACGATCAACCGCTCGGTGTCATCCGTTCTGGATCGGTGGTGATCGGCAGCACTATCCTTGCAAATGTCGCCTATTACCTGAGCGACACGCCGGGTGGAATTTGCGAGGTTGCCGATCTCGCTGCGGGTGAATATCCGACGCTTATCGGCTTTGGTCGAACGACGACCGAGCTCGACGTGCATCTCTATTCAGCTTTCGGCGCGCTCTGATCGATGCCTGACGGCGTCACGGTCAAAGTCAGGAACAAGGACAAACTCGCCAGGAAGCTGCATCAGCTTGCGCCGGAAGCACTGAAGGCTCTCACCGCCGCCAACTATGAAACTGCCGGCGAGATGGTGTCGACGGCCAAGCGCTTTGCGCCGGTGAGAACGGGCGCGCTGCAGAACTCGATTCACACAGAGCCAGGACCGCAAGAAACGGGCGCGGTACGCGTCGTGGCCGGCGGGCCGGCAACAACGAAGGGCGGTTACGACTACGCGCTCGGCGTCGAGTTCGGCACGTCCGACACGCCGGCTGGACCGTATTTTTTCCCGAGCTATCGCCTCGGGAAACGACGCCACAAGGGGCGCGTCACACGGGCTCTGAAGATGAGCAGCAAAAAAGTCGCCAAATCATAGGAGAGAAAAATGGCTCAAGAGAATGGCCGGGAGCTCGTCATCAAGCGGAGCACCGCCGCAGACGGGACCGGCACGCGCTTGTTTGTTTGTGGCCTGCGGACGAGTTCCTGGTCGATCAGCAATGCCGAGATTGACACAACGGTCCCCAATTGCGTCAACCCGGCGCTGCCGATCGTGGCTACGTCCGCGCCGGGCAGGCAAACGCTGGAATTCACCGGCGAGGGACTCGCCGACACCGCCGGCAATTTCCGCGCAATTGCCGACGATGCGCGGTTGCAGCGCAAGACCGCGGTCTATGAAGTGATAGTGCCGGGTTATGGCAGATGGACCGGGCCTATGGCGGTCTTCGACTGGGTGGCAACCGGGACGATGGAGGAGCCGCTAGGTTTCTCCGCGACCTGGCGGCCGGTCGATGCAACCGCTCTGACCTTTACCGTGATTGCATGACAACGACAGTCAACCCGGCAACCGGCGAGGTTGCGGTCGAGCTCGGCGGCCAGACGTTCCGGCTGCGCGCGGCGATGCGGCGGGTCGGCGAACTGGAAACCCAACTCGGCGTGACTGGCCTCGGGGGTGTTCAGGAAAAGCTCAGCCAGGCAAGCGCCGGCATAACCTTTACGGCGCTCAAGTGCCTCTGCGTCAGCGACAACGCCGAGGCGCTGGACGACCTGCTCTACACCGAGATCACGCCGGCAATCGATGCCGTGTGGAAGGCGCTGCTGTTCGGGTTGCCAGAGCCAAAAAAAAAGCCAAGGACGGCGACGGTGACGAACGGACAGCGGCAATCCCCTGGGCGAGATTCCGAGCCATTGCCTATGGCGTCCTAGGATGGTCGGCGGCTGAGTTCGCCGATGCCACCATGCGCGATCTCTCGGATGGGCTTGATGGCTGGAAGGAAGCAAATGGCAGTGGCGATGCGAAAGAGACGGGGACGGGGAACATGACCCGCGACCGCATGGAAGAGCTGAAGGCGCAATACGAATAGGGATTTTCGTGATAGAATGGACGGGCCGAAACGGTGCTGGAAACACCGAGACGGCCCTAACCCAAGCCAAGGGATCAGAGCCATGGCCGAGGCTGTCGTCTCCCATATCATACTCAAGCGATGCGCGAAGTGCGGACTAAGCCGGACGCTGGACGAGTTTCCGCGCCGGGCAGGGGGCAAGCACGGACGCGCTCCTTACTGCAAGCCATGCGGAAACGCTTACTACCGCGCCAACGCCAGGCGGTTGAATGAAAAATCGCATTCTTATTATGCCGAAAAGCGGGCCGAGATACTTCGGCAAAAACAGGATTATGCAGCGCGCAAGAAGGCCGAGATCAAGGCGGCCAAGCGCGCCCGCTACCTGCGCAATGCGGACGAGGTGAAGCGGAAACGGAACGCCTACCACGCACGCAACAAGGAACAGGTTAATGCGCGGCGTAACGCTGCGTTTGCGGCAGACCCGGAAGCGTATCGACGCAAACGCCGGGAGTACTTCGAACGCAACGCGGAGAAGGTCAGGGAACAGCAGCAGCGAACGCGCTCACATCCGAAGCGTCGATTGGACGCCGCGATGAGGAGTGGTGTTTGGCGGCTCTTGCGACCGGGAACCAAGGCGGGACGGAGAACCTATGACTTGCTCGGCTTCACCAGAGAAAAATTGATGGCGCATCTTGAACGGCTCTTCGTGGATGGCATGACCTGGGAGAACTACGGACAGGCATGGCACGTCGATCACGTAGTGCCGTTGTCGGCGCACAATTACCAGACGCCGGACGATTGGGATTTCAAGCTGGCATGGGCGCTGAGCAACCTGCAACCACTCTGGGCTAAGGATAACAGCCACAAGAGAGCTAAGTTAAGTAAGCCATTTCAGCCGTCGTTGCTGCTATCTGAGAGAATATAGTAATGCCGACGGACCTGGAACGCTTAACGATTACGATCGAGGCGAACACTCGCAGCTATGAAAGGGCGATGCTGCGCCTGCAGGCGCAGACAGAGAAGGCGATCCGCGGCTCGACCAGATCCATCAACACACTCGACAAGTCGCTAAAGGCCGTCAGTGCCACAGCCCGCACTTTTGCCGGCGTGTTTGGCTTGAGCTTTGGTATTTCGGAACTCCCGAAGCTTGTTAAGGCGGTCGCCGATCTTGGCGACCAGGCTGACAAGATCGGCATCACCGCCGAGCAATTGCAGGAGTTGAACTTCCAAGCCGATCAGACTGGCGTATCGGCCGAGACGTTGGCGGATGGCCTGACAAAGTTTTCGAAAGGATTGTCGGAGGCGCGCACCGGCTCGGGCGAGCTCTACAAGCTGCTGAAGGCAAACGGCCTGGCGCTCGACGATATCGCCAAGATGGATGTCAACGAGGCGCTGCGTGTGTTCGTCGATCTGCTCGGCAATGCGACCGACGAGACGGACAAGCTCAAGATCGCGACGATTGGTTTCGGACGAGGCGGTGCAGACCTGGCACTCACATTTGCCGGCGGCAAGCAGGCTATGCTGGAGTTTCAACTGCAGGCGCGCGCGTCATCGCAAGTCATCAGCAATGAACTCGTAAAAAGCGCACAGGATATCGACGACGAATTCAGCAAGCTCACCGGCACCATTACAACGATGGTGAAGGCCGGATTGCTGGAATTTCTGGAAACAACGAAGAAGGAAATTGCCGGCATAAAAGGTGTGCTTGACGATCTGAGGGTCAGTGCCGAGGAGGGGGCAAGAGCAGCAGGCAGACGGACGGGAGAATTAATCGCGCGCGGCACGCCTAAGTCCAGCGACGTTGCCAATCAGCGGATCAGCCAGGCGTTTGATGTCGCAGGCGAGGAGGAGGCGGCCCGCAAACTCCGGCGCACCGTCGTCCCTCCTAGTGGCGTCGCTCGCGCCGCCGGGCGGAATGCTGCTGCCGACGCGGCCAAGCGCGAGCACGACCAGGTTGCCGAGCTGATCGCTGAGCTGCAACGCGAACTGTCGCTTGTTGGCGCGACGGCGGAGCAGCAGCGCATCTCGAACGAGCTGCACACGGCCGGCGCGGCCGCGACCGAAAAGGAAAAGCAGCAGATCACCGAGCTGGTCTCCGCGATCGAGGCGCAAGAGAGGGCGCGGGAGGAGCTCATAGATACGCTCGACACAATCCGCGACGCGGCCGCGTCGTCGATGGACGCCTTTGTGCAGTCGATTGCGAACAGCGAAGGGCCGCTCAATGCAATGAAGGCGGCGCTGAAGGATATCCTGCAAACAATCATCCAGATCGCACAGCGGCAACTTATCACAAACCTGTTAGGCGCCGCAGGGACGGCCAGTTCAGGCGGACTGAAAATTCCAGGTTTGTCGGTTGGCAAGGCGGCTGCCACGCAGGCTGTCGCTGTTCATATCACCGCTGCTCCCTCGCCATTGCTTGACATCAAGATCCAGCAGTCGGGCCGGGCGGCCGAGAGCCGCGCGATCGCGCGCGGGCCGGCAGTGGCCCACAACAACAATCAGCGTTTTGCGGTACCGTAATGGTAGACGTTCCCTGGCCGAGTGAATTCACGCCGACGCACGGAGGCTATTACCCCATCGAAAGCGATACTTCCGGCGGCCAGTCGATCGGCGGCGGCGAGCAATTTGTCGTCTCGCCAGGCGCGCGCTGGGGCGCGCAGATGACGTTTCACATCTGGAACTCCGAGCGCTTGCGGGCAATGCGGGTGCTGCGATCGCAGCTCAAAGGTCGCGCCAACCCGGTGCTCCTGCCGAACTTCGATCGACTGAACTTCCCGCCTGGCCCCAGTCCTGCCGCCACGTTCACGGCGGCGTTTCCGATTGGTACGACAGACGTGACGGTGGCTCACACCGCCGGTGGCGGCGGAACTCCGGCCGGCGCGCAGTTTGGCACCGCCGGCCTGCGCCTTTATGAGATCGAGGAAAGCTATCTGGTCGGTGCGGTAAGGCATCTGAAAATCTGGCCGCCGCTCCGAAGGGCGGTAGCGTTGGGTAACGGCCTGCAGTTTACCAACGCCGTTTGCCTGATGCGTTGCATGAATATGAGCGAGCAATTGCAGGCGTTGACAGACCTGCGGTTTGCCACGCTCGTCCTGGA